GCTGGACTTGAAAAGACTTACGCAGTAGCCGATGACCTTTTAAGGCCAGCCTTCGCAAAACTAATTCAGGTAACTCAGTCAGTTACAAAATCTCAAGAGATCATGCGAACTGCATTAAACGCGGCAGCAGGCGCAGGTGTTGATTTAGGCACAGCTGTGTCCGATTTATCACAGGCATATGTTGGCAACCTTAAAGGATTGAAGAAATATAACTTAGGCTTGACTAATGCTGAACTTGCCACCATGTCATTCCAACAGATTCAAGATAAGTTAAATCAAACTTTTACAGGTCAAGCGGCTTTAGCAGCTGATACTTATGCTGGCAAAATGGATGCACTTGCTATTGCTTCAGGCAATGCCAAAGAAATCATCGGTAAGGGTTTAACTGACGCTATTACTTCAGCGTTTGGCGGTGGCGATATTGATAAGGCCACAACTAACATCGAAAAGATGGGGCAAGTTGTAGCAGATATTATTGCTGGACTTGGAACAATGATTGGTTTCTTAGGCAAGATTAAAAATCTAGCCCCACAAACAGACAAATTAACTAGCAAAGATTTCTTAGGTGCGCAACCTAATACACCTTATGATCCAATGTCAGCAATCAATCCAGGTTTAAGCCCTGCTTTTATGAAACTTGTAAAAGAACGTCAGAAGGCAGATGCCGCAGCTGCTAAACGTGAAAAAGAACGAGCAGCTTTAACACTTAAACAGACTAAATTACTAAAAGAACAAACAGCCTTACAAAAGGCAAAAGCCGTGCTTGACAAAGCTTCAGCCGTAATGAACATGGATTTGATTCAAAACACAGCTGCGCTACAAGGCAAGATAACCGAAGAGGAAAGCCTACGCCTAAGACTCCAACGTGAGATTCTTCTAGGCAATTCTGATGCTGCTGCTAAGTTATCCCAAGAACTCCTATCAGTTCAACTAGCTGCAATGATGGCTGCAAGTGTTGATCCGTTTGGTAATTACGCTAAGTCGGCCATGGAAGCAATGCGAGCCTTACAACAACTTCGCAGCGGCCTAGCAACCTTAGGCACTCCAAGCGTGGTTAGCCCTGAGCAACTATTAGCCCAAGATTATGCTGCTGCCCTAGCAGATGCAGCCAACCCTGAATTTGCCATGCTTGATGGCATAGGCGGTTACCGTGATGCGTTCTCTAGAGGCCCAGGAACTGCAAACTCATATCAAAACATTACTATTTCGATTGACCCAACAGCTGCGCAATATGGCATAGGCGTGGCTTCAGTCAATAACTCAGCCAATGGCAACAGCAATAACTACTCAACCATCCAGAGTTTTAAGGGTGGGACTGGCTTCTAATGGCAACACCAACCCTAGTTGTTACCTTCGACTTTAGTTCCGGTGCGGTATTTGGCTATCCGTTTATTATTGGCGAAGGCATATTAGGGTTTAACACGCTGGCAGACCAAGCAGCCGACACAATAGACATTTCTAACCAGGTAAACAGAGTAAGCATCAGACGTGGCTATAACCTGCTCCAAGAGGAATTTCAGGCTGGCACAGCCACTATTAGGGTATTAGATCAGAATGGCGATTGGAACCCTACAAACCCAACCTCGCCTTACTTTGGCAAGTTAGTGCCGCTACGCAAGGTGCGTATCTCAGCTGATGGTGAGTTCCTATTCTCAGGCTACACAATTACCTATAACTACACATGGGATAAAGAGCAGAACATAGGCTACGTAGATATTGAACTAGCCGATGCTTTCCGTTTGTTTAATATGTCCAACATAACCACCGTTACAGGCGCAACCGCTGGCGAGACCACAGGCTCACGCATTACAGACATCCTAGACACAATCGGCTTTCCTGCATCTATGCGTAACATTCAGGCAGGCTCAACCACCGTTCAGGCTGACCCTGGCACTTCTCGCACTTCACTGCAAGCCATCAAGAATATGGAATTCTCAGAGCAAGGCGCGTTCTATATCCTGCCATCTGGCAACGCTGAGTTCCTAAGCCGGGCTACCATTCAAAGCAAGTCTGGCGTTAACCCAACATTCTTTAGTAATGACGGCACAGGTATTTCCTACCGCAACATAGTTACTGCCCTAGATGACAAGCTGATTATTAACCAGACTTCTATTACTCGTGCAGGCGGCACAGCTCAGGTAGCCAACAACACGGCCAGCCAGATTAAATATTTCCCACACTCTTACACAGCCACAGACTTGCTAGTCCAGACAGACGCACAGGCTTTAGATATAGCCCAGGCTTATACTGCGACACGGGCAGAGACCACTCTACGGGTTGATGCCCTTACTCTTGATCTAAACACTGCCGACTACGCAGCAGGCACAACCGCAGCCCTAACCCTAGATTTCTTTGACACAATCCGTGTTAAGAACGTAGGGCAAGACGGCACAGTCATAGACAAGACTTTGCAATGTATGGGAGTAAGCCACGAAATTACTCCAGGCACTTGGAATACTACCTTTGTAACAAGTGAGCCAATCATCGACAGTTTCATCATAGGCAGTTCTTTATACGGTATAATCGGCACGTCAGTAATGACATATTAAGGGGATAAGATGGCAGCAGGATTAGGATTTAAGACTTTCGCTACTGGCGATGTTTTGACAGCTGGAGACACCAACGGTTATTTGATGCAGGGCGTTTTGGTGTTTGCCAGCGCAACTGCTAGAGATGCAGCAATCACCTCACCGCAAGAGGGTCAATTTGCCTATCTTAAAGATACAAATCAAACCATGTATTACACAGGTTCAGCATGGACTAACCTAGATACAACTGGCATGACTAACCCAATGACCACAACAGGCGATACTATTTATTCATCATCCGGTTCAACTCCTGCCAGATTGGGTATTGGATCAACTGGTCAAGTATTAACAGTATCAGGCGGTATTCCTGCATGGTCAACCCCAGCATCTAGCGGTTTAACTTTGATTAGTTCTACTTCAGTTTCAGGTAGCAATTCTTATTCAGTAAACAGCGTGTTTAGTAGCACTTATACCAATTACAAAATTCATATTAAATGCACAGCAGTAACTAACGCTGGTGATGACATGGCTATGAAACTTCGGGCTTCAGGGACAGATAGTTCAACTGGACTTTATTCAAACCGCGTTTTTGCATATTCTCCTGGCGTTGGTGGTGGAGAACAAACTACAAACGGCAGTAATTGGTTTTTAGGATTATTAGGTTCTGGCAATCCTGCCGTTCCAACTTACAATTTAGAAGTTTTTAGTCCACAAGCAGCAACTAAAACTTCTATGACTGGACAACAATTAGGCGTAAATGCTTCATATTACGTTGGCAACCACATAACTGGTTACGCAAATAATGATACTCAATACGATGGATTTACCATTTTTGCAACCGGCAACTTCTCAGCAACCATTAAAGTATATGGTTATGGAAACTAGGGGATAACATGAAAATAACAGAAATTGACGCACCAACAGGCGAAATAACTACTAGAGATGCAACCCCAGAAGAAATTGCTGCGCATAATGCAGATGTTAAATACTATGCAGATTTGCGTGTTGCACAAGCTGATGCAGAAGAAGCCAAATTAAAAGCCTTAGAATCTGCTAAAGAAAAGTTAGCAAAACTAGGTTTGACGATTGACGAACTAACAGCAATTTTAGGATGAAACCCCGTTTAAGTAAAAGTGCCATCCAATTACGCGAGCAGATAGATGACACGTATCCAGACCGCGACCGTAGAACTGACGGTTGGATCGGAGACGCTAAGCACAACAGTAAATCAGATCATACGCCTGATGCTCAGGGCTGGGTTCGTGCCCTTGACATTGACTCAGACCTCACAAACCACAAATCTGAAAGTATCTACCTGGCTAATCAAATTCGTGCATATGCAAAGTCTGACCCTGCTAAACGAATTAGTTATGTCATACATAACCACAAGATTGCTAGCGGAATCTTTAATTGGAAATGGCGTAAATACACTGGGGTCAACCCACACACCAGCCATATCCACATCTCCTTCAATAAAGGTAAGGCTGAC